CCAAATACTGGAAAGCATAGGTCAGCGATAGCCCCAAATGTAATTCATAGTCTTGACGCTACACACCTCAGAATGGTCGCTAGGAGGCTTAAAGATTTGGGCCTACCGATGGTATTCATTCACGATTCTTTTGCGACACACGTTAACCACCGCAAGGCATTGTACGATATTATCATTGAGACTTTCATAGAGCTGTACAGCAGAGAGTATCTACAGGAATTAAAAGAGTACTGGGAAGAAATGTATGGTGTGGAATTAGATTCACCACCTATACTTGGAGACTGGGAACCCGAGTCAATTAAAGGCTTAGAAAGGTTCTTTTTGTAAATGTATCCAGAATACCCGCTAATGGTAAGACTTTCCCAAAAACCCGCTACCACCTCGACTTGATTAGAGGGAGGGGTTTGGGGAGGTCTAATTAGCACTTAGGAGAATCTATGATTAACGAAATAGTAATTTCAAATGAACATGAGTTAATAGCTCAGGCTATGGTACAAACTCGTGGTGATCTTGCAAAAGCATCTAGGTTTGATCAAGTGGCTTACAATGCAATGAGCTTAAGAGCTATTGTAAAGAACAACCCAGAAATACGACAGCGGTATCATGAGTTGCTTGCAGAAGAAATGCAAGAAAGTGGTCTACATATAGCTGAAAGAATTCTAAACATGTCTAGCCTACAGCAACAAGCTATGGGTGGCAAGATGATGGTGACCAATGAGTTAGGCAATGAAGAAGAGATAGACATGCCTGCTGATATCAAAACAGTTATTGAGTTATCAAAAGAAATTTCTAGGCTTATAGCAGAGGGTAAAGGCCAACCAATGTCTGCTAAGTCTACAGTAATATTAGCGAGCAAGGAGGATGCCAAGGAGTTATTGGAGTCCTTCTTAAACTCGTGAGCAATATTAGCAAGATGAGCGATCATGAAGTTGACGCTCTTCGAGAATACCTAACCAATGATTTTGAGGCTTTTTCTAAATTCTGCTTTAAGATCATGACAGGTCAAAAACTACTTCATGTTGATTACTATGTTATTTTATTTGATGCGATCCAACAGTTGATCGACCAAGAAACAACACGCATGATAATCAACATTCCACCACGCGCTGGCAAGACACTTCTAATAAGTATCTTCTTGCCTCTATTTGCGTGGGTTAGAAACCCTAGTGGGCAAACTATACTCACAGGGTTTAACTCAGATGTACTAGCGGAATGCTCAGGCTATATCAGAACAATAATGAGCGATGATGACTTCCGCAGAGTCTTTCCAGATGTTGTGATAGACAACAACAAGAAATCTGTAGAGCGGCTAGGTACTATGAGTGCTGGAGTGCTTCACGCAATTCCAACTACCGGTAAAATGACTGGTAAGGGTTGTGGAGCACTGGTAGAAGGTTTTGCTGGGCTAATGGCAATTGATGATGTTATTAAACCTGATGATGCCAACTCCCCAACAGAGCGTGACAAAATAAACAATCGGTTCAGCAACACTTTATTATCTAGGTTAGCTACTGAGACTACTCCGTTAGCTATTATTATGCAAAGACTGCATTCCGATGACCTGTGTGGCTACCTGATGAAAGGTGGCTCAAGTGATACCTACAAGTGGTTGAACATACCAGGGATAATTACGAAGGATACAGGTAGTCAGGAATGGTATGATAAGCAAATAGAAGAGTTTGGCTACACACACGTTGAGCCAATGCTTTACTCTTTGCCTGAGTCAGAACACCGAGTGTATGAAGAGAAGATGTTTGAAGGTAAGCTGCAATTTATATCCAGCTTCTGGAGTATTCGCAAGACTGTTGATACTCTGTTAGGCTTATGTGAGAAAGATGCATACACCTTCTACTCTCAGTACATGGGTAAACCTATAGGTAAAGGCAAGGCAGCTATGTCTGTGGACTACATGAGGACGTACACCGACCTTGATGAGTTCCGCATACGGTATACCTTCCTTACTAGTGATACTGCATCAACAACAAAAGACTACTCTGACTATACCGTAGCTTGCCTATGGGGAGTCACTACATGTAGCAAGTTGGTGTTGATGGATGTTATCATAGATAAATGGTTAGTACCTGACCTAATACCAGCAATGAGGAACTTTTGGAAGAAGCACAACGTGTTTAATCCAAACAAACCTACTTGGAAACCTAGAGGGTTCTATATAGAAGATAAGTCTTCTGGTTTATTCCTGAACCAACAGTTCTTAAAAGATGGTACTGTAAATGTAAAACCGGTACCCAGGGATGGTACAGCCAACAACGATAAGTTTTCTAGGTTCTTAAACACTATACCCTACTTCAAAGAGGGGAGAATAGTGCTACCTAGACTTAGTGAACACTACCCTTACATGTTGAGGGAGTTGTTAGGTCAATCAGAGCTAGGTTCAGCAACAGGACACGATGACTTCGCTGACAATGTTAGTGATGCAGTCGCTGTAGCCTTTGCACAACAACAAATGAGCTATGAAGCTTGGAGTTAGAGAAACTATGAGTATAAAAACAAGATTAGACGGAAGATCAGAGGATAATAACCTGATCCAAATAAAGACTCCTGAAGGTGAGATAGTAGCTGAAGTTAAGTTGCTAGACCTGAAGGGGTCAACACTTAGTATTTCTACTCTGCCTGGACTTCACCTTGAAAAGCCGAGTGGGTGGACTTCCAAATAAAGGAGCTGTGAATGCTGTTAGGAAGTAGTTGGACAAAAGTAACCACTGTGATTGGGTATGGAGCACAGATACAAAAGCATGGCTTGGTAAACATCCAAGTGGCTTACTCTGCAACAAGTCCAGTTGGAACCAGTATCCATGTGATAAGGGATGGAAACTTAAAGACTTTCCAAGACACCCTACCTTCAGACTTTATATGGGCTAGGTCTCTAGTAAGAGATACTACCATATCCGTAGTTGAGATAGACCTAACAGTTGGGCCAACAAAACGGGTAGTTATCAGTAGAGTAGAAGATTTTCCAACAACACTTCTTAGCACTGTGCAGTACTTTATAGATGGTAGAGTGCAGATGGGTGCAAGGTCTCTTGAAGTACCTGCTGATGGCTTACACTTAGCTGGGCTTGACTTTGAGTTGTCCTTCCTTGTTTCAGATGAACCTAACTACACAATGTTTACTTCACCTGTAGGTGGAAGCGGGGATGTGTTGGGATTGGACTATGCAGTCACTGTATCCGGTGCAAACTCTAGGGTGTATGATATAACAGACTCAACAGGCTTCCATGCCATTGAAGTGTCTAGGATAAACTACATTGACTGCACAAGTCTAGGAGTTATTACTGATTACAGGCAAGGCTTAGAAACTGGTACTGGCAGGTTTGGTGGCACACCTTCCCTGACCTTAGCAGGTAATTGGGTGGGTGGCTTTAGGTTGACCACTACAATAGTGAGAAGCCTTGACGCAAGTATGACAGAGCCTCTATTTAAAGCTGGAGCAGGCTTCAGTATGGACAGTAGGTTCCTAACAGACATAAATGTAGACCTACCTCCTTTGGCAGCTTTGGCAGATTTTAGTACTTCACATTTTCCAAACCCAAGTACTTTCCAAGTGCAGGGAGCTATAATCACACGAGGGTTTAACACTAACGCAGATGATAGTAACATATTCCCCAACATGCTACCATCTGATCTAGCAGCCTCTTGGACTAATAACCAAGGAGTGAGGAATACTTTTACGGGTGGAAGGTGTGTTATAAGTGCTGAGGTTGACACGATCATAGCTGTTGAGGATGAATTTGTGCCTTTGGCTGGAACAAGAACTGCCTCAGAGCTGCAACATTTTGATAGTCCTGTAAACGGACAACTTAGGCAACTTGGGAATAACCCAAGAGAGTACACAGTAGTCGCAGATAAGACCCTGAAAGGCAGAGCAAATGACGACCTAACCTTAAAACTAGTGCGTTGGGATGACAGTTCATCTACGTTTGTAACCGAGTATACTCAGACTAGGCCAGTAAATAACCTCTCTGGAGGTCGTGATGTGGCCTTCTTTACAATAATGGCTAGAGTAGAAATGGATGCAGACGACTATGTATTCTTTGAAGTAGCCAATAACACAGGTACCGACAATGTTACCGCACAAGCAGATTCATTCTTTGTGGTACAACAAAGGTAATTAATTAACAGGAGAATTAGATGGCCACAGACGAAACTAAAGCTATTGTTTCTGTCTCGCAGGAGACAAAACCAGTAAGCTTATTTGATGGCCTATCAAACCTAGCCACTGGTTTAGGCGGCGCAAAAGATAAGTCTTCATACAATGAGTGGAATCACTCAGGAGCTAACTACGACCACGTTTCTCTATCAGTACGTTATCGTGAAGATTGGCTAAGCCAAAAGGTTTGCCAAATAGTTCCTCAAGACATGACCCGAGAGTGGAGGAATTTTGAAAGTGAAGAGGCCAAAGAAGCTGATGAAGCTTTTGAGGTTGCTAAACTCTTTCGTGAAGCTTACAAGTGGGCAAGGTTGTATGGCACGTCATTTATAGTTTTAGACATAGATGATGGGCGCGATACTAGCAAGCCAGTAAACTGGAAAAACTTAAAGCCAGGATGCTTAAGGTCTATGCACGTAGTAGACCGCACTAGGATAGTAGCAACTGGGGATATTGATCAAAGGCCAATGAGCCAGACTTTCGGTATGCCTGACCACTACCAGTTTGTACAAAGCCCTACACCTATTCACAAGGATCGACTAATACGTTTTGAAGGTACTGAGTTGCCTGTTTATGAGCGTCAAAGAAACTTGTGGTACAGTGACAGCGTACTCATACCATTACTAAAACAGATTGATAACTTTCACACTACTAGCTTTGCTGCGGCACAGATGGTACAAGAAGCTAACACTGACATCATAAAGGTGGATGGATTAGCAAGCATACTTGAGTCTGACCGAGGAACCTCGGCCATGATACAAAGGTTCTCTGATTGGAAAACTATCAAGTCTGTGTTTGGTGTATCAATACTTGATAGTACTGAAGAGTACGACCAGAAGAAGATACAACTCTCAGGAGTTAAAGACCTTATCTGGGAATACCTAAAAATGGTGTCTGCATCTGTTTCAATACCTGCTACTCGTTTCCTAAGTGCTTCTCCTGATGGGATGAACGCAACTGGGGAATCCGATTTAGTAAACTACATTGAAACTTTGCAGGGTTTGCACAAGGATATTTTTGTGCCTAGATTAAAGGTAGTAGACACCTTGTTGTCTGCACACTTTGGCTTGGCAGAAGAAGACCTTAAGTATACCTGGGGTTGCATATTTCCTGAGTCAGCTGGCCAGAAAGCTATTAGGCAGAAAGACCACGGAGAATACATTTGTAGATTAGTTGAAACTGGCATACTTGATAAAGAATCAGGGCTAGATGAAGTTAAGAAAAATGGTGGCATAAGTGATACTGCTACGGCTGGAACAGACCCAAATGAAACACAAAAAGAAACCGGAGATAAGAATGCAAAGTAAAATTAATACTTGCATGTTAGTTGATGAAGCCTTAGTAGGTGTTCAACTGACTGATAGAATTACTGTACCTACTCAGCGTACTATGACTGACGCAGGACAGATGCATGTACCTTGCAAGTTTGCTCGTACTGGTTCTCAACTTTACACTGCCAAGCAACTAGGTTTAGCAGATGAAGAGCCTACTAAGATTATAACTGTACATCGTAATGAAGCAGATGTCTTCCATGCAGACGCACTTGAAAGCTTCCGAAGCTCACCAGTAACCATAGGCCATCCTACAAATGATGATGGTACTCCTATGCCTGTTACTGCTCTGAATGCTAAAGACTTGCAAGTAGGCAT